GGGTGGTGGGGGGGCGCTGCTGCCACCAAAACCCGGTACTGTGAATAGGCGCTTCATCCAGCAATCTCCTTTGTCAGATGTCGGAACAACCTGTACGGGGTGACCGACCAACATTTTATGGCCATAACGACCTTGACGTACCCAACACAGTTATTCAGGGACAGCGGGCTGTATGAAGGCTCTGTGCCCCGCTTCACCCGAACTACTGTGTAACCCTGCTCCTCGTAGTGAGATGCAAGGTCGAAATCTGCGGCTGCCTCAACCTGCACAATCGGGATGCCTTGGTGACCGTTGAAGCTGACCCATACTCCTCGTTCCTCATCCCGGAGGGCGCACCATACGTGCCTGAACCTCCGATGCAGCAGCCACGCTAGGGGATGTGCGTTCTCGTCAGAGAAAATTATTAAACCATCCATACCGTACTCTGCGCAATTATATTACTCTATACACTAATTTTGTTACCCTGAGAAGGGGTCATACTCTGCAGATGTTGCTTGCTGCGAACCGTGGAAGCCGAGACGGGACGGATAGACAGGCAGCACGTAGGTCAAGGCAAGCGCGTCAGCCAAGTCTGGCGAAGGTATGCCGCGCTTCTTGGCGTCCTCCTTGCTCTCCAGCTTCAGCTCGTTGCGCAGCGTGTAGCCGTACTCGAGGCCAGTCAGGTCGCTTATCAGGTCAGGGTCATCTGGCAGGCGGATGCCGTCCTTGATAGCGTCACGCAAATTACCCCACATCTGGGCGCGGAGGTTAGCGTATCCCGGCTGGGTAGCCTTACTGCCGAAGTTGATCTCGATCACCTCAAGTCCGATCTGCCGGCACCGGTCGACGACCCCGCCCCCCACGCCGCCGCCGTCGATAAAGATGGCGTCTGGATTCTTCTGCTTGGCGATCTCGGAGACCTTCGAGGCCAGCGTCATGGTGTCCACACCTCGGAAGGTGTGCATGCCTTGGCTTTCGGCGTCTCGCCCTTGCCGCAGGTAGATCACACTCTGGTCGCTGCCGAACCGTGCTACGTCTACACCTATGACCAGCGGGTCGTGGGGCTGCACCGATACCTCGAGGCCGATGCACTGCGTTGCGTCTGCGGTCGGAATGAACTGCAGCTCACCAGCCGAGGGGAACTGGCCTAGCACGCGGACCTTTACGAAGTCGCTGTCGAGTCCGTAGTCCTTGATCCACTCGTCGAATAGCCGCTTGTTGGTGATCTTAACGTCCCGGCTGTCGATGTGCCGCCGCATGTAGCGGTGCCGGAACCTTCCCTGCATGTTCTCGAAGAACCGGCCCGTGTTCCGCGTCGGGTTGCCGAAGTCAAACGTCATCGGCTCGCCGTCGGTCAGGCCGCCCTCGCGGACCTCGAAGATCTTGTCGGGCACTGCGGACGCCTCGTCGAAGATGTAGAACGGTGTGGCCTGCGCGGCGTGCAGGCCAGCGAACGCCTCGCTGTTCTCTTCGCGGCAGGTCTGAGCATCGACACGCCACGTCTCGCGGTGGTCGAGGTGGTACATATTCATCGATCCGCCGCCGCTGTTCAGGTGATACCAGTGCTTCGTGATCCCCATGTGGTGCCACTTGGCCAGCTCTGCCCACGTCTTAGTGCGGAGCTGCTCCGACGTGTTCGCCGTCACGATGCCCTTGCTGAACGGACGGGTGTCCATGATCCACCGGATCAGCCACGCTGTCAGGGCAGACTTGCCGATGCCGTGGCCGCTGGCCGTGCTAAACTGAATGGGGTCGACTGCGCTCTTGCCGTCGAAGCCCCGTTTGCGTACCTCGTCGCCTAGATCGGTCAGGAAGCCTCTGGCCCAGTCGTCTGGCCCATCGAAGCCGTCAAGCTGACCTAAACCCCACGGGTAACTGAACAGGACGTGACCCAGCGGGTCGTCGTAGAACTGCGATATGTCTGCGGCCAGATCCACATCAAAGGACACTGAACAGCCTCCTTAACGCGTATGATCTAATTAGCGACAACATGAAATAGCAGGCCGTGATCCACGCCGCGTCCATCGGGCTAGGGTGCAGGCCAAACACCGGCAAGGCCCAGAACGTAAAGGCCCACGAGATTAGCAGGCCGAGGAAACTGTTGGCCAGAGCCTCGATAGCGGATAGCTGCCGCGACTGCCGGAACCGGATCAAGTATTTGCGCCTTGTAACTGAGGCAGTGAGCAGAAACGTAAGCCACGGTCATCTAGCACAAGGCACTCACCACTGATCTTCGACACAGCGAACGGGACGAGGCGCTCCCACATGATAACGGATATGTCATCCGGGTATGTGTTCAGCAAATACGAGACTCCTTCAACGGTGGCATCAAATAGGTGGTACACCAAGTCTTCCTCGAGGCAGTCCAGAGACGCGCACATCCAGTTGGTGTATCCGCCGCCCTCTACGTTGAACTCTTCAAAGTCATGGGATTGGATCATAGTCTGCCTCGGTCATGCCGTGAGCGACGGGCTCTATGCCGCTGCAGGAAAAGTTAGGGTGATCAGGGTCGCTGCTGCTCCCCAGCTCTTTCGTCCCGCACTTCATGCAGATGCGCATCCTACCGGAACCGGGCATCGGATCGCCCCACTGGTGCGCCACCGGGCGCGACCCCGGATGCGCTGCTCTAGCGTATTCGTCCCTCATGCCGCTGACCTCAATCCTTTACACTTCCACCGCTTGCGCGACAGGCGCAGCGGTGAGTTAGGATCTCGCGCTGCCTTTGGGTGATCCTTCATCTGGCCGGCGCTCCGGGCGCAGTAGGCATCGCCCTTCGACGTACCCGGCTTGACCCTCGGCCCGCCGCCCTTGGCCTGACCGGCTTGGCCATAGCTGACCTTCTTGCCGCTCGCGGTGATCTTGACGCGGGCCTTGCCCTTGGCTGGCTTAGCCACGTTTCACCTTCACCCGCTTCTTGGCGGTCTTCGCGCTGTCCTTGAACGCCTGAGCAGTCGGCGCGCCGGGCTCGCCCGGCTTACGCATCTTCTCGCCGCTGCCGCTTTTGATGCGGGCACGCTTGCGCCTGATGTTCTCGTACAAGCCGGGCTTAGCCATAGCGCACTCTCCGCTTCTTCGAGGCCTCGATAGCTTTGCCCTGCTTCTCGGCCTTGGACTTGTCGCCGTAAGACTTGCCAGCCTTGCCGTACTTGTAGGCGACCTTGCCGCCCTTCGTGGTTTTCATAACAGGCATCAATCGTCTCCTACAACGCGCAGCTTGGCCACTCGAGCACGACCCTCGTGCAGTCTGTCGGTCAATGCAGTCACGTCTATGTTGCGGTTCTCGTTTATGTTCTCGCTCGGCATCACCTTAGCCAGCAATTTGGCAAAAGTGCGCGGATCGTCGTTGGCCAGAGCGTACAAATAATTCACGCCACCAGCCCTCTCAAAGGCTTCTAAGATAGCAGCCCTCATATCTCTCGTCGTCTTATTAGGCGTGCCCTTCTTGCGCCCGCCGAACTTCTTTCCTGTTGTGTTCGCCATACTAAATTACCCTACTTTAGATTTCAGATAATAACCCAGCTCGCCGCATCAAGTCGAGCAAAGTCTTCTCCTCAAGCAAATAAAGCCGCCGCGATCTGTCTTGCCTGACGACCAGCAGGTCAGCGCCGTCCTGATCCAATGAATCATACAGGAACTTGTAACCGCTCTTCTTGCGCTTGGCCTCCACCGTGTAAGGCCCCAACTTGATGTCGCCCTCCAAATCCTCGCCGGCCGCCTTGAACGCGCCGGACCCAAATACCCGACGGACCTCAGCTCCGGCATCCTCCCAAAACAGGACGGTCTCCCGCTCCAACTCATATCCTCGTTGCTTATTTCGGTTTGGCATTCGCAAGCCCCTATGGGCTTGCATGCAAAATGCATAGCCCCTATAGGGGCGTGCAAGCATGCAAGCAAGTTTTTGTTAATAATATCAACGATTTAAGCCAGCTTGCACGCACTTGCATGCCCAACTTGCACGTGCAAGCAGTTTTTCGCAGTTTTCTGCTGGGTTGAGTGCGTGCAAGTGCCCAGCTTGCATCTTACCTGACGTGCAAGCTGGCGTCAGATATTCGTGCATTTGAACGTCCACCTCCCCGTCGTCTTTCTAGCCTCATTGAGCAGTAGTGTGACAGACCCAACAGATGTGTTAACCGGCTGCTGGAACATATCGTACATCCTGTCCATCAGTCCAGACGGCATTCGGTCTGCCTTGCTTGGCCACCCATCCTCCTCCCTCATGCTGTCGTGCACATCAGCCGCACTATGGTCCCCGTAGCCGCATATACC